AAAAGAGGCCGCTACAGGAATCTGCCGAAATGCACCAGCGTATGGCTTTCCATCAATAGAATTGATAGGTTTTAGACCATATGGCGCAGAGACAGTGGGGTAAGCCATGTTTTAAAGCTCCAAAAAATTAAAGACCTTTTCCGAAAGTTACCTTAGAGCTACGTTCTTTGAACATAGGCATCCGAGGATCGCTCTCGCGCATATAAGTGTTATCTACAGAGGCCATCTGCGCTTCAGCTTGTCGCTGGAAATGCGCGTCACGGTCTTGCGTGAATTCCACTGGGGTTTTGCAAAGCAATAAGCCACCAATTTCAATACTGTCGGGGAAACGGTTAGTTTGCCCACTCATCAGAATGATCTCAGGATGCTCAGAAGCCTTAACAGGTTCCCAACCTTCGCGTAATTTAGAAGAGATATTCATGGTGTCAGCCGAGCCGAGGGTACTCAATCGAATCCAACGAAACGCATACCCGTCCTCTGGATGAGGATCTGGTAGAAGTTGGGGAGGCGCCCATTTACGGGTACGCTCCGTTTGTGCGCGAGTTTCTGTGTCGCGACTTGCTCTCGTTTGTTTGACTTCACTCATTCTTAACTCCTCATTTGTTCCGCAACCTTACGGGCATAAAGTTCCAAAGGAACCCCCAACCGCTTGGCGATATTTACTTGGGTTTGAGATAGAACTACCTTCTTAGGGGAGGAACTTCTCGTTGCCGGAGCAACCACATTTGATTTCTGGCGCTTAACTTCCTTCTCAGGTTCGTCAGCGGGTTCGTCAGACTCAAAGTAATCTGGGAACACTTGTCGCATACGGGCATTTACGCGCTCGTAGTATTCGTCTGAACTTAGATCGACTCCTTGTTTAGCCAACTTAGCGTGAACGCCAAGTGCAAAGCTAGTCATTTCATCGTCATCGCCAAACCAAGAGTTATTTTCCCTCCATTTTTGTGCCTTTCGGTCAACATAAACGGGCGGTTCATTAACTTGTTGCGTTTTTACCTCATTTTCCTGCTCTTGTAAAGGCGCAGGTCTGAAATTTTCCGCTCTTTCAGCCTTTATCTTCACCGCAGTGAGGTTTTCTTGGGCATTTACCAGTGCTTCGCTGTCGCCAGACTCGTAAGCCTCACGATATTGACGCTTGGCTTGATCCAATTCATTGGCCAAGACCTTCTTAGATTGCTCAATTAAGGCAGATTGACCCTGACTGAGTGAACCTTTGAGCTTTTTGTTCTCATCGGCTATCAATTGGGCGGCTCTTATTGCCTCTTCTCGCTCTCTATCGGCCTGTTCAGCCTTGCGTTTCTCTTCGTGATACCCTTTTTGTAGGTGTTGTAAACGTTTCCGAACCTTTTCGCCGTAGCTATTAAGCTCTTCCTCGTCTAAATCCTTTGGAGCATCGTCCATTTTCTTGTGACGCTTAGATTCTTGGGGTGTATCGTCTACAACCTCTATCTCAGCGTCACTAGAGTCATCCATTTCAATCTTGAGCTGGGGATCTGGATCAATAACTCTGCCACCTTTGCGTGGATTTTCCTTTTCATCGGGAAATTCAAACTCGGTTTTCTCTATTTCAGCCATGTTTTACTCCTTATACACGGGTGATACCGCGAGGATCTTGCACAACGGCTTCAACAGAGTCATCGTTAATGATTCGGAACTCCTTGCCATGAATTTTGATGCGTGTTCCCGTATTAGGACGTACCAAAACAAAATCTCCCTGCTTGCACGAAGGCCCGCTTGGAAATCGTTTTTCGTCTTTAAAAGCATCAGGCCCCATCTTTGCCACAAAAAGCACTGGCGACAGTAACTCTTCGTAGTGCATGGTCTGACTAGCTTTAATAATTCCCGATTCGCTCTCTGAATACTCTTCTTCAGCTTCTGGAAGAACGCACAGAAGATGATAGGTAACAGGATCGGGAACTTGTCGTGCCTTTTCTTCGGCAGTCTCAGGTAACACAGATACGTCTTTCGTGTCCAACGATTGACTAATCAAAATCTCAGCCATAAATTTCCTTATCGCAAAAGGCTACAAAAAAACACACCAGTACGCCTCTGAAATACTGGGTGTCGGGGGAATTAATCTTGATCTTCAGAATCCCTTAAATTCTTACCCAGCTCTCGAATTTCCATCTGGGCGATCTTCAAGCCACGAATAGTTCCGCACAGTTCTTTGTAATCTGCGTAGTCCTTTGCGGCTCCATCATTCACAACCAACTGGTGTTGACCAATATGGTCTTCCAGTTTGGCACTGAGAATCTCAAATATTTTGTATTCCATCATTCTTTAGGCTCCTGACTTTGTTGAGCTTGCATGGCCATTTGCTGTTGTGCTTGCTGGTTTTGCATAGCATTCTTTTGTTGTTCTTGCGCCATCTGCTGTTGGTGGATTTGATCTCGCTGAATCATTTCCTGTATATGACGCTCCACAGCTAAAGAAGGATCTTCTGCGGGTTTTGCTTTTAGATCCAGCTCTGCTTCTTTGATAGCAAGCTCGACCTGCTTGGCCGCAATATCCGCTTGCACCTTTTGCTCCTTGATGCCAACTTCTTTTGCTTTGATCTGCAATTCCTGTTGTTGCATCTGGATGATTGGATCTTGCGCTTGCTGTTGAGCTTGCTGTTGCTGGGCTTTGGCCATGTTTTCTTTGAGCAACTGGGCAGAACCTTGTGCAACCATTCTGGATAGTTGCACTTCGATATCTTCTGGCAGATCTGCATCTGGTGGAGGCAATGGAACGCCGACTTGCTCTTCGACTTTTTGTCTGTAGTTGAAAGCCAAGTGTTCTGCAATATGCGCCATGATTGCCGCTTGCATTTGCTGTGCCATTGGGTTTTGACCAATAGTCGCCGCCATCATAGGATCTTGCATGAAAGACTGATGCGCCGCAATATGTGCTTCGTGGTCTTGATAGATAAACGCCTTCGTTGGCTCTCCTTTTAAGAAAGCCATGTTCTCGCTTATAGGATCTCTTGGTTGCTGATCTCCCTTAACAGGAACTAACTTGTCGGCGTTTTTAATTCCTAGAACCTCAATCATCTGACGATGGAGATTGGGTAAGTCATAGATCTGTGGCGCTTGGGCAGACAGCTGAATGACCGCCTGATATTGCATGATCCTTTGCGCCATCGTAGAAGAGTTTGGATCTGACACAGGGATAACGTCCACCATGTCATAGTCTTCTTGCTTGGCTCTTCGGCTTCCGCTCTCAGGATCATATTCATACTCATCAGGCGTGTAGTCACGGATGATGTTCTTTAATAGTTTGAACTCCTGCTTCATTGAATAATGAACACGGGCTTGCACCGCACTCATTGTTTTCAACTGTCGCTCCAACAAAGCCAGCGTAGTTCCCACAGGAGAATTAGCACTCATATCGCTGATCTTCATATCAGCAATAGAACCCAATCGTCTTCCCTCTTCTGTGATTCTATCTAATAGAGTAGCTAATACTTGGCTTGGTTCCTTATAGGGAAGCGCCATGATGTTGTCTTTAATTGAACCGCTTGGAACGTCAACATCTCTGAACTCTCCGGGGGCGATAGGCGTATCGTCACCCTTAACTCGCAGACCTCTGGACTTCAATCCGCCGGGTAAATTGGCCAATGTTCCAGCATCAATCAACTGACGGATCAGTGATGTACCAGCTCTAGCGTATCCACCGATTAAATGGATGTATCCAAAACCATAAGCACCAAAGCCCGGCACATAGTCATACTGAACCATATGCTGACGCTTTAATCTCAGATCATCGTCTTCTTCCCAGTTACGATAGATAGATAAAACTTTTCCAGTGCCGGCATCTATGCTCACTATATAAGGAACAGCAATCTCATCCTCGTCTTCATAGCCGGGAATATCCAAATCAATCTGCACTTCATAGATCTGATATCTATCGTCATCAGTTAAAGAGTAGCCTTGCTCTTCGGCTTTTTTCTTTTCTACGTCAGTATGAATAGCAACTGGTTCACCAAGATCTACATCTCTGTAAAAGCCAGCGGCTTGCAGTTTACGAATATCGTTTTTAGTTTTACGCATTACATGGGTAACACGCTCCGCAGTTCTCGCACCACTAGATCCGTAGGGGATGATTACATCTTCTGCTGGTATATATATAGCAGTCTGACGATTCAGCGCTGGATCAAAGTAGACTTTCTTAAACGCAGTACCAGCAAGGCCAAGGTTAAAGAGTAAACGCTCATGCTCTGGGCGGTACTCAGGCATAGCCTCAGTTAGCTGATAGTTCATATCATCTCTAACCCGCTCGGCCGCATCTTCTTTCAGTTTATTAATAGCACCGATGATCTCGGTTTTCACGGGGCCTTGAGATGGGAAAGTCTCAATAATTGTTTCAGACTGAAACCTAACAGCGGCCTCTGTCAATATAGTTGAGAAAACACCACAGGCACCATTCCAAGGTTCTGTTCTCTCTTCATACTTCATGCCAAGGACTTCCAATCCCTTGACAAACATCTCTACCCAATCTTTACGCGAATTAATATCCGCCTCTACCATCTCTACGACTTCGGATCCTAGATTCTCTAGCTCCCCTTCATCCATAAACTCCGCCAAGTTTGAATCAAACTCTTCACCATTTTTAGATTCTTTCTCAGGCTCTAGATCAATCTCTAGTCCGTCCATTCCAATATGAACACCCTCTGGGTTTTCAATTTCAATCTCCAAAGCAGGTTCTGTTAAAGATTCCAAACCTTGTGGTGCTTCGTACAAACTTTTAGCGATTGCCATATGTATCCTTAATAATAAACGTGTTTGCGCCTAAAGCTCTTTAGCTCTTCGCGCTCGTCACTCTCTAGACGCAAAAACCCGCCCTGTCTGAATCTTATCAGCGCTTGGGTGCTTGAGTCCACCAAATCGTCATTCGGCGCATTCGGAAATGCCGCCATCTCTTCCACTAATTCAGCCGCCCATCTAGTCTCTGGACACCATACTTTGCCAGACCTAAACAAATCAGATACAGAATTAATCCTCACAAACTTATCATTACCTCTGCTCGGAGTGTACTCAGATACCACGATACCCATCTGTCTTAATTCAAAGATCAAAGGAGATCCAGCCGCTTTAGCCTCAATTACAAAAGCATCAGGCTCCCACTCCATATAGTTCTTATTCGCCTTTTCCTTCAACTCAGGAAACTCCATCCTCTTCTTAAACGCATCCAA